GATCGGGGAGTTTTCGAAAATCTGAGGGTCAGCCTCGAGAGATCCTTGCATCCCGTTGGTTCCTTTCTTGAATTCAGAACCGTAGATAAACATGGTGACAGCCTCTCCTTGAGCGAAAGCTTGTCCGCCAGCTTCGTAATAGGCTACTTCAAATGTACCAGCAGCGGTATTCACGGATGTCACAATCGCTTTGTTCGTCCCCGTACCTGCATTGTGGTGCATTGAGATTGTCTGTCCTACACGAACAGAGATGTTCCCTGTTATTGTGTCGTTGACAGTAATTGTCGCAGTGTCTGCAGCAGCTGCAGCAGCTGAAGTACAGTTCGTGTACTTAGTATGCAAACGACCCTGCTCTGTCCATTTCATCAAATCTGACTCCAATGGAAGCTCTGCGCTAACCATTCTCAAGAATGAAGCGACTGATCGATTACCATATCTTTCGAACTCCTCTTCCTTGATATCAGGCATGTACTGATCCAAGAAATCAAAATTGTTGATATAGTTTCTTTTCAAGGGGACTTGACTGCTCGATGGGCTAAGTTCAAATCCCGGAATTGGTTCTAAAGCCATTTCTTATAGGTTTAAAGTTTACTTTCTCTTTTTAATTACTAGTCGATCACCATTTCTTTCGGTTTCGACTCTCTGAACTTTGACCCCGTCCTTTTTAATTTGTTCGGGCGACCGGTTCAGCTTACCGCCAATATTTTTTCCAGTCTCATCAAAGTTTTCGGTAGCTGCAGTCATTCCTTTCTCATAGAAATGTCTAGCAAACTTGTCCGGATCCATAGCAATTGCCATGGCTCTGTGGAATCCTTCTGCATCCTTCAAGAACCCGTTTTCATCAACAAACTTCGACACGAAGTTAGACGGTCTTGATTTTTCCATTAAGGACTCCTTGTTAGCCGGTGAATAAACCTCTTCTTTGTTTTCTCCGATTTTAAATTTGAAACCTTCAAATTTATCGAAGAACTCTGAGGTAGCTTTTTCAAATCGCTCATTTTTTTGTCGATTGAGTTTAGCTGTATTCTCGGCTTCCTTAACGATATCGTTATACTTCGACGCTATCTCTTTCATCTCAGGGTCACTACTAGGCGATTCAATCGGCTTGTAGTATTGCTCCTTTTGACTTTCAAAGAATTTTCGCGCCTTAGCAACGTCTCGTTTCTTTTTAATCTTTTTCTTGTTGACGTCGTACTCTTCATCGATGTCTTCATCGTAGTTGTAGTCCTGCATCAAAACATCTATGTCTTCTGGATCAAGGTCCGGCTCTTGAGACATGTAATATTCTCTAAGAACCTGATCATCTCCGACTGATGCTATATCTCTATTGAGCTTCAAGTAATCTTCGTATCCTCTTCCAGTTTCCTTTCTGTATTTCAAAAAGGCTTCAACATCTTCCGGAATATCTTGAGGTTCTGAAATTATTTCATCGATAGACGACGCTTCTTTTCCGTATTTATTCTTCAAAAAATTAAGAACGTTCTCCTCTTTTATTTCCGGCTCTTCTTGACCTTCTTGATCCTCTTGACCTTCTTGCCCTTCTTGACCTTCTTGATCCTCTTGATCTTCTTGACCTTCTTGATCCTCTTGACCTTCTTGACCTTCTTGACCTTCTTGATCCTCTTGACCTTCTTGACCTTCTTGACCTTTAAAATCCTCTTCTCCCGGACCCGGAACTTTTTCTACTTTAATTCCCATTTGATTGAATTTTTACAAAATTACTAAAAATATATAAATGAATTTCATTTTACTTAGGACCAAATGAATCTAAGGCGAAACCATCTAATGTGTCTTCGTTGCTTTCGAAGTTAATCGGAGCCTTATTGTTCTTTTTCTGATCAGCTATTTTGGAGGTGTTTGTGCTTTGCTTGTCAATTCTTTTCGCTTTTTCTTCTTCCTTCATTTCTTCTCGCTTAGTCTGCATGTCTTCTCTGACTCCAGCTAACCTCATATTGTAGCTGAACTCTTTGTCCATGAGCATCTCTTTAAGCGCCGCCTCTCTCTCCATTTTAGCAATCTCTCCATCGATCTTGATTTTCTCAAGCCTCATTTTTGTCTCACCCTCTAGCTGTATTTTTTGCGCTGTAGTCTGAGCTGCCATCTGTTGAGATTTCATATTACTCTCTGAAGCCATTGCCTGCTTCTGCATTTCAGCCTTCTCCTCTCTCTCTTGTTTTTTGACTCTTTTAAGTTTAAGGAGTTGATTGGCTAGTTTTATGTTGTTAATCTCGCGGATGTCAATAGCGTCCTCTAGATTAATATCTCCTTTATCAAGAGCTATTTTAACAGAAGCGTCTAAAGATGCTTTTTCTTCAGCGTCTGGAGAAACCTCTATGTTTATTCCGAAATCGTACAGGTAGAGTTCTGATGCCTCCTCTAAGATTGCCGTGTTGTACTTCCCTATCTTGTTGATTAGCGCATCTTTGAATCCTAACTCCTCATATTTCATAATATCGGCCATCCTGTAACTGCACGCTTCAGCCATAGCCCTTACCATGTAAATTCCAGCATCTAGAACGTGGCGAGTAGCCGTATTTGAGTTTAAAGCGGCAAGTTTTTGCACACCTACTAAAGCTCTTGGGTCCGGAGTTGACCCATCTCTCGCTTCGTTTAGCCCTGTCACTTGACGGATTATGTCTAGATAATAATTGTAGTTTGCTATAAGGGACTGAATCTTTGAGGCTCCTGCAGACTTATTAAGCTCTTGTATAGGAATTCTGCCATGGTTGAATTCTCCATCTTCTGTCCGACTTCTACCTACAACGCTACCTGTTTGAAAGTAAAGCTTAAGGGCTTCATTCGGGTTGTATGCAGCTCCATTACCTAGGTCAATATCGATAAGCCCGTCTGCGTCAATAAACACCCCGTCTGGAGTGACCTTTTGGACTACCTGTTGCAGCTTAAGGTGGGTCATCTGAATAGAGTCCGCAAAAGGGATCATTCGTCTTGTCAGGGACTCTATTTCTCCTTTGTACATTCTAGGAGCGCAAGCAAAGTATTGAGGAAGGGCGTGTTGACTTGGAGACTTTGGACGGACCATATTTTCGGCCAACTCCCACTTTATAATCTTGTCGCACCCAAGAACCATGACCCCTTCATACCACACATCAATGGTCTTTTCAATCTTCCTGAATCTTCCCTTGTCCATTTCCTCTTGAGGTGGATCCCAGTCATCTGTTTTCGGTATTGGACGCTCCCCTCCGTCTTCGTTGATCTTGACTTTTGTTACAATTTTCTTGGTGGTCTTAAAGTTGAATCTAAGAATTGTAGATTCCTCAGCGCTTAGTATACTGTTGTCAACTGCAAACCCTTGGTATCTAGCCCAAGCTTCTGATGAAGAAGATATTTCTTTCATATCATCCTGCGTTAAATCAGGATTTATCTTCAAAAGCTCATTGTTGTGAACTCTCTCTACCTCGCCAAAATAGAAGCAGTCTGAGAAGAACGGATCTTCTGTGTAGCTATGTATCCAATACTCAGGATCGACATAGGATAGTTTTATTCCGGAACCCTTCAAAAACTCATGGCGACCCACAGATACGCCAAGGACTACAGAGTCGTAATCCATTCTCTTTCTGAGATTGGTGTACTTATTTTCCTCCATAGTGGCAAGTACGCCTACCTCTGCAGCAATCTCTATGGCCGGCTTGTATCTAAGCTGCATATACAATGACAACTCATCATCATCAGCCGGGACTTCTTCCTCATTCATTGTGAACGGATCAACTCCGAACATCTCTTTTACCATGGCTAGCTCTTCTTTTGCCGCCATTTGAGCTTCTATCTGAGTCTGAAAGTCAAATCTTTTTTGCTGAGAAAGTGCATCTTGAGCTTGAGCTTTTACGGTGAATACTCTGTCCGTCATCCCGTTAACAACTATATCCACAAACTTTGGAATAATCGGAACCGGAGTCCAGTCTAGGTTAAGATAAGACATGTCTCCCTCAACTGCTAGCTCGTTTTTGTACTTTACAACACTCTGCTCTGCTCTTGCGTAAAGCCTTCTTCTTCTAAACTCATCTCTTCTCGAATAGAAACGAGCTGTTTGGCCACCCTCTCTTTTAAACCATTCATACTGTATAGCTTGCCCGATCTCTCTCCCAAAATCTTCAGATTCTTTCACGGTGTCAGGCACGTACTGAGATGGAAATGATTTATACGGGATGGATATTTTTTCGTCCTTTATCATTGTACTGCAGAGCTTTGCATTCCTTTGTTGTTGTATCTTGCAAAGTTAACTTTTATTTTTGATTTTCCTTTTTTAGTCTGATACAGATGTCTTCTAGTCGCCATTATAGCTAGGCCGGAGCTTATCGAAGCATCAAAACGAGTCCTGTTTGTGATGTCGAATTTAGCCCAATCAAGAAGCGTCTTATTGAATGGCATGATCCCCATTTCACCGGCCTCTCTGAATTGGCCGTCCCCCACCCCTACATACTCGTTGATATAAGATTCTATTCCTGCGGCGTGAGTTTGCTTGACATCTTCACTTGAGTTAGGTATCCCTCCAAGCTCTTTCTCTGTAACCGATAGTTTGTTCTTAGGTTTGTCCGGTCTATTCATACTGAACCCTCTGTACCCCCTGTTCTTGATGTGGTATAAAAGCCTAGGCTTGTTGTTTTCTGCAAGAATAGGCATTGAGTAAAATACGATAGCCATCAGCATGTCTTCAAAAAATATCTCCGCTGTTTTTGGCCTTGCTATGTATTCCAAAAAGAACTCATTGGACGGAGCGTAGTCTGCCATATTTGTTCCGGTAAGACCGTGTAGCGCCCCGTTACTTCCGCCTCCTCCAACAGTACCTGATATATCATAACTGTCACATCCAAAGGCTCCTATCTCTCCCAGCATCGGGTACTTTGTCCCATTCTTTTCATACCATTTATTCTGCATGCTTGCAGGAGGAACCCATGAAAGTAGAAACCTTCCATTTTTGTTAGGGTTAAATATAACCTTTGAGTCTCTTATTCCATTTTCCCAAGAAAAGTTTCCTCTAGTGAGATGGTGTCCTTTGACAAAAGAATTGTTGTAATCTATTTGATCGTAAATCTTTGTCAAGTCAAACAGGGAATCTTTGCTGTCGTCTCGAAAAGCATGATCTTCTGTCCTTGGGAACTGTCTGTAGTGCTCGTTTAGAGCATCAGGGTCGTTCTTTAACGCATCAACCTCAGCCTCCCAAAAGTCAATAGCTCCATTGTCGATCATTTCTCCGTCCGCTCCAAGGACCGGGTCGGAAGGCTTTCTCATGACCGGATTACCGTACACATCGATAAAACCCTCTAGGTTGAATTCCATAGGTATAAAGAGAGCGTACAACCCTGTTTTTGTTTGACCGTTTGCAGATCTTTGATTTGCTCGCGACCCGTTGTATAGCTTTTGGTAATTCTCTCCACCTTTACTTAAAGCATTAGAGGTGGATCCCATCATGCATTTTCCTATAATCTTTTTACCAACTCGAAGACATGTCTTTGTAACTCGCCAGTTGTTCAAGATATTATTCGGCTTTATCCACTTACCTGACTCATCATGAGCTAAAAATAGCAGCTTCTCTCCATCGTAAGCATTCTCCTCTGTGTTTCTCCAGTCGATTGTAGTGTTCAGGCCCTCTTGATCGTCCTCGCCAACGGTATGCATGTTGTTTTTGGTAATCTTGGATGCCGGCACTCGATAAGCAATCTCAGTCTTTGGCTTATCCATACCGTCCATGATCGGCTTGAAAAAGAATGGAAGTTTATTGTTGATGTTTACAACCTTGTCGGTGAACATTTTTTTAGCATCAGCACCGGTTTTAGACAGGATGCCTATTCGGGAATCGCTAGCAAGAGTACCTATATTGACAGCCTCTCCAGATTCCATAAATGAAAATCCGGATCGACGTATCTTAAGATAAATCATCCCATAAGCTCTATGATCTGCTTTGCACCCCTCCCAAAAATAATAAAGAACCTTATTTGCATATCTAAAATCAGGATATCCAACATCAATACTGCACCATTGTAGGTACATATAATGTGATCCTGTAACATATACTGGATCCCCGTTGCTCATGAACCAAAAGCCGCTCTCTCTCCGGTCAAATTCTCTCTCTATGTAGTCTACATAGTTTTTTTTGAATTCAGAGGGTCTCTTGTTCCATTGATGAAGAGTTTTTATTTTCTTAAGATCTTCAGGCTGTTCTTCCCTCTCCCAATACTGTTTTTTTGGGTCAGCACTTCTTGAATGACATTTTGATGGAGCTTTAGGTAGGCCTATTCGTAGTCCTTGTATTTCAACTATTTCTCCAAGCGTGCCGTCTTTGGATATGATAACAATATCATACTTGCTGTTGTAGCCATACTTCCAATTCTTCAGCCTGTTACCTCTGGACAGCTGAGGAGTTGGAACCACGTCTTCCAACGTAATCATAATATCATTCTCTATACCTAAGCTCTGCATCGGTGTTACTTTTTACTTCTTCTTTCCGCAAACCCACCTGTATGAACCTCTCCTCCAGAAGTCTCTGCAGCCTTAATAGCTTCTTCCTCTACGTCGATCCTATCAAGGATATCAAAAGCATCAAATATAGCCGTTTTTTTAGCCGCTGCTGCATTCTTTAATCTATCTGCAGCCAACTCTTTAGCTTCTGGACTATCATCTTCTTCTTCGGTAGAATACCTCTTTGTAGACGTGTCGAATATTTTCTTTTTCGCTACGGCGATGAGTTCTTTCACAGCTTCTCTAGATGCTGATATTAAACTCTTTTTTAATTCTAACGTTGATTCTTCTTTTTTCATAGCGTGGCGAATATATTTTGATCCATTACCCTGTACATCAACTCTCCGTCAATTCGAAATTCGTATTCGCTATCTGGCGCAAAGAACACCATGTCGCCAACTTTTAGCCCTTTTTCTTTTAGGTACGGTCCTTCCATGGCTACTTTCCCGGTCAGTTCTTCAAATCCTCGGTGAGTCCTCATTGGGCGAATCTCTTGCCTCTTAACAGGCCTCACAAACGAATATCCGTCTAGAGACATCCATTCTTCTCCGGGGTTTTTGAATGCGAATACCTGATAAGAATCTAGCATAAATAAGCCGTCTCTCAAAAAGCTTTTCCCGCTTTTTTTCCTTCCTTTTATGTCGTTGTAATACTTAAATACGTTATGGTGCACGATGAGCTCAGCGCCTATTTTTATAGGTCCTTTGTACCGGTTTGGCAACTCTTGGACAACGGCAATTCTATTCGAAGCTTTATGATCTTCTTCGGAGGAGCTCATTATGAAAGATACATCTCCAAACTTCTTAACGTTGTCGTATCTACGTCCTCCTTTCGGCTTGCATATAAAGTCAGTAGGTGATCTCATATCAAAAGTCTATATGCATTTCGGCCATTACAGGCATACCGTCGATAGTCTTCCAAAGTTTAACTTTCTCTTCAGGACCTTTGACCCATACCTCGTAAACGACTCGATGGCCGTCCTCGAGAGCCCTTATTTCGTGAATTGTATGTGTATCTCCCAAAACCCGCTGGTTTCGGATAAAATGCATAGCTCCGTTCTTGTAGTCTGGACCTACTGATAGTCTTCTTATTATTTGCATTGTATTTGATTTTAGACAAATTTAATGAAAAAAGAAATGCCCCGCTAAGCGAGGCATCCTTGGTTACCTTATAAAGGTAATATCACAAAACGTTCATTGTAGGCTGAACGTTTTTCCAAAGGCCTGTAGCATTTTCGTAAACAAGCACATCTCCGTCTTGAGAATTCGATATTAGTATGTCGTGAATTTCTCCAAGTAAATATCCTGCGTCAACTTTGACGAAAATCATTCCGTCGTTGGGGTTCACTCTCACGACGTAGCCAAGTCTTACAACAAAGCTAGGAGATGTTGGCTCTATATTTGTTATGTGTCCCGGGTTGCTATCGGAAAGGTAAAGAGGATCTCCCTCTGACCAAGATTCGCTAAATGGAGCGCCGGTTGTGTTAATATTCCGAACGATACCAAATGTTGTTACAAACCCTTGTTGATTATTGTCGAAGCTCTCCGTGACAATGCCTATTGTTGATTCGCTTACATTTGCATTCGATGCGTCAGCAAGATCTATAGTGAGTCTATCCCCTTGAGCTCCGGTAACCCGAACAACTCTAAATTCGCTCTCCAAAAGCGGGGCTCCTGTTTTGTTCAAGGCTCTTATTACGAGCTCTTGACCAACCTGTATTACAGTTGAGCCGCCTTTTAAAGCTACGCTTACAGTTCCATCATCATCATTCCAACCGATCTGTCCTGCGGCAGACAGGTTTTGTGTGGATGTCGATAGATTTATCTTGTTCACGGTCAACTCTGAATCAAGAATAACATCTACATTAGATGTGTTTCCTACACTTAATACAGAGTCAAGATCTGGAACCGGAGCTAAGTTCGCAATACTCTGGGCTGTATAATTTACAGTCTTGTTTGAGTCGCTCACATCTGTACCGATGATTATGTCGGTAGGGCTAGCCGTTACCGTTGCGTATGTAACTATCTTAGGCATGTGGATGTCTTATTTTTCCACGCTCATTTTATTGTCTGGAGATGTAACCTCTCCGGTGTCGATATTGATCGTACAGTTCTCTCCGTATTCTTCAGCAAGAGATTTCTCTAGCTTTCTGTACTCCTCTTGAACCGATCTGTATCTGCCCACAGCTGACAATTTTGCGATCTCTGCGTCTGCGATCTCGATTTTAGCCTGAGCGCTTTGTTGTTGAAAATTTCGTAAAGCTTCTAATTGCTCTTGTTTTAATTTTGCCATTTTATTGGATTTTATTGTTTAGGACAAAGATATGAATAATATTCATTTTCTCTGAAATATGTTCGATAGAAGGGCAAGAATAAAAATTACAGCGATGACCCATCCTAACGCTATGATCTGCTCCATCCTGTCCTTTTTTGGTTTTTTCTCTTTTATCGTAACTGTTCTATGGGTTATTCGAACAGGTTTCTTTACGGGTCGAGTATTTATCGTGTACTTGACCACATCGCCCACAATAACAATTGAGCCATGAATGATGCCGTCATCAAAGTTTATCGTTTGGTTTATCTCGCAAGGCTTAAGCTTCGGCAAAACTACAGAATCCTCCAAGGTCATTGGAGCCATGTATATGGTATCAACAGTGACCGAATCCTTTATTATTGACGGGTCCTTTCTTAGAGCGATCTCCAAATGCTTTTGAGCTGAGCATGAAAACAAAAAAGTGGTTGTAAGCGCAATTAGCAATATTCTCATAGTCAATCTTTCAGGCAAAAATACTATATTTGAGAATATTAATCTCAAAACCAAAGAAAATGAGAAATTTGATTTTTGTTTTCATGGCCTTAGCTATGACGCTCGTGTCTTGCGCAAAGACATCTCCGCCAGTTGTTCCGACCGAAAAAAATATTGAGGTTGTTCAGTTCTTCGTTGATGTGGAAACTGAAAAACAGTCGATCGATTCCTTTGAATGGACATATTTCCGTGGAGAAGGACTTGCTTATTATTTCGAGTCCTACTTTGAAATAGTCGGAGCTGCAAAGTCTCCTTCTGCTAATCAGTGGGCAATGATAAAAATATCTGGAGATAACGGACAAGCAGACTTATACCTAGATTCAATGGTCGTATCTGGTGAGAACGTTACAATATCACCCGGAGACGGTTATCAAATCGAAGAAATAGACTCGGATGATCCGGTAACCTATGACAGGAATGGTAATATTCTGCTTCACCAGAAACAAACCGCAATACGTTCCATTTCGGTCATTAGAAAATCACCAAGTTAAACTCATCCGGAAGGATGTCGTACAGCTTATTCATTGCAAGACGGGAACTCGTAACATCTGGGTTCCCGTCTCCATTTATATCCATTTTTCCGGTTCCGACAAGTATGCATCCGAGTATGTCTGTATAATAATTACCGGCATGAATAAGAATTTCTGATCTACCCGGGACCTCTCTAACCCAGAAGCTCTTTCCAAACTTAGGGGATGAGTGCTTTGTTACCCTGTACTCGCCTTTCGGTATGCACGAGATTCTTCTTCTGTTGTCTCTCCATGGAAGCTCTAGCGTATGAAAGATTTGCATTCCAACGGCTATTTTCCCTAGGGTCTGGATCCCGTCATCAGAATACCTCTTAAGGTAGATTTTTTCAGTTCGAATTTTTTCTAAGCCTTTCGTTTTCTTGCTTGAGGGTCTCAATTTCTTTATGTAATCTCTTATTGTCTTCATCTATTTCAAATATGCTTTTTTTCATTTCATCCATTTGTCTTTTCAGATCTTCAATAATGTCTCTATATATTTCAATAGAGTCCCTTACATTCGAAAGTTCATTGCCCTCTATTTGAGTTTTTTGCATCTTTCTTCCTGTAAAAAATGCGATAAGCCCAGTGACGATCGGAGGCAATATGTATCCTAAAATGTCATTCATTTTTTATTTTTTTGCTCTATACTTGATATTTCTATTATTTTATCCTCTTCAGAAAATTCTTCTCTCGAAACTATAGGAGATCCGTTTATCTCCTCTTTAATCGGAACGTAATTTATTTCTCTCGTCGTTAAAACAACTCCGTCCTCAAGCGTTTCTTTTGACTCTGAATGAGAATACACTAAGATCCATTCACTTTTTCTTTGCCAAAATTCATAATCTTTAGCGTCTTTTTCTACCCGAATTTTTATGCTATCAGTACCCATACCTTGATTTAAAAAGGTCAAAATTTTGTGTTATCTCTGCCGTCGAAAGCGGTCTATCATATATCATTGCTATGGACATATCGACATTAGAGTTTCTATATGTTATTTGCCTGTCAATACAAATTCCAATATTTTCCATGAAGCAACTTGTATAGGTTCCGGTTCTTGTTTGCTGTGTAATACCGGAACTGCTTCCTCTGTAAAAAACAACTGAAGATGTAGATACAGTCGCTGCTACCATTATCCATTCATTTAATGTCGGTGTTAATGTGCTGCTTATTATAGATCCATTATAATGTATAGCTAATCGAGCGTTAAATCCGAAATGAAATCCAGTTGGGGAGTTGGCTGCGCTTCTGCTGAATATAAGCGCATCATAATTAGAAGGAAGCACGGGGACTCTTATAAATGAAAATATAGTCAGTCCCGGCATATTGAAAAATTGAGATGAGACATGGGCGTATCTTTCATTGTTGAAGTCTATATAACCTCCATCTGCCGAGCTATAAACCGGAGCGCTCGGACCTAAAAGTGTCGCAGTTCCGGACCCTTCTAGGCAAGTCCATGTGGTTCCTGTTCCCGGATATGAAGAAGAGTTTCCTGCATCCATATACATTAACAGACCTGACGTCACCGGAAGGGGCGGGCCCGGGGGAGATGTATCTTCGAAAAATATCATGTATGGTGCCATTACGATAAAGTATAAGTGTAAACAATTACTACATTCAAATCTGCCGCTTCTTCAGAGTCAGAAACTGTGAGTTTTAATGAGTCTGTGTCTGTCAGAGTTATACCTCCTGTGAACGTCTTTGTAGCTTGCGTTGTTGTGGCAGAGACTGACGTGTCTAATAGGGTAGATCCCTTTTTTAGTTGTATTGTAGGTTCCCCGCCGGTTGTTTGATACTCCATCTTTTGCAAAGTCATTCCAAACGGAAGTTTATTTAAAAGTATGTAGTCTTTATTTGTCGGAGCCTCAATGGTAACGGATATATAGTCAGTCTGCGTTGTTGAAGGTGCTGATGTGATGTATCCAGCGTCATTCGTAAGACCGCTCACATTATCCCCGGGCTGAACAGCTGTATTTACCTTTGATAGATCTACGCTAGTGGTTGTTACTGTAGGAAGGTCTGAAGCATCAAACGTAGCCTTTTTGGTAGGGTCCGCTGTGTCAGTTATCTCTATTTTATTCGATGGGAACGAGGCTGTTGGCCTTGTATTCTGATTTACGTCGGTGACGTGTCCGTCCTGTATCCTCAAGTTCCATAAGTACCCCGCACCTGTTCCGTCTTCAAGAGTTGGCTCTGCAGGAAGTGGAGCCTTGTGTTTTATAGTTATAGTATGCACATCTGGAGTACCAGCTGCTGTAGCACTTGTTACTTCTAGTGATTTTAGAGTCCCCGATGTATGATCGTCTCCAGCTGCTATAACTATTTGTTGGGCAGGGGTTTCTTTGGATACATTTGAAAATGCGACTGTATCTCCTCCTTTTATATCAAATAGCTTAGGATCGTCTGTGGGTAGAGCTGTAGTTGTGAAATTTGTAATGTGACCTACGGTGTCTACCGACCATCCAGTTATGTAGTGATCTGCAGGTACGGACCCCGCTGTCAGCCCTATTGAGTTATGATCAATCGTTATTCTATGTGATCCCGGAGTTCCTGTTGTTATTGCAGCTGACAGCAAATCACCTCCTACAATATCAAGCTCGTGAGTGCTTAATATATTTGTGCTTCCAGCAGAATCTGCAAGAGCTGTCCAATATTGATAGTTATCTGAGGTTGGAGCGCTTTGAGATACTACGTTTGTAACGTGCCCAAAATTGTCAAAGTCTATGGCTGTTATTATCTCCGTATTCGATCCAGAGTAGTTAGAAACAGTTGACGTGTCAGCGTGTCCAATTCGAATCTCGTCAAGAGGGGTTCCATCCAAGACTATTCCAGCGTCTGCCGCAAAATTAATTGTAGATTTCGTAACGGCATCTTCAAGCAGCCTTATTGTTGTGGCCGTAGCCGGGGACTGAATATCATACAGCGTGTCAGAGTCTGTTGATGTTATAGTTACTTCTCCAGCTACATCGTCATAGGTAACAGTTGTAGCACCAGAGCCTGAAAAAGTTATAGCTCTACCGGATGTTACTCCTCCTGTTTGTATCCCATCGGTTATATTCCAAGCTGAGTAATTGTCATAATTTAATGTCCTCAACGTGTGATCGCTGACATGTCCATACGAATCAATGTCTAACGAAGCTATTACCTGAACAGCTGTTGTGGTGATACTTCCTGTTGAAGAGGTTGAGTGTTGTATGTCGCCGCTTACGATTTGAATTCCAGCAGATGCGGTATAGGTTGTGTCTGTAGAGGTAATTGTAAGGACCCCTGTGCTATCGTTATAGCTTGTCGAAGCCGCTCCTGCTCCTGTAAACTTTATACGCCTATTTGATGTAACATCTCCTATAGGAGTTTCATTATCATCAGTTATCCTCCATTTTTGATAGTTATCACTTGCAGGAAAATCTATAGATTGCTTTGTCATCCCAGTGACATGGCCAAAATCATCAAGTACGATTGTACTAATAATCTGGTCAGAAGAAAATCCCTGTGAATTTAGAGTAGACGTGTCAGCGTGAGATATTCGAACCTCTGATGCATTTATCCAGTCAACTAATACTCCAACTCCATCGCTTATAAGGATATCATCAGTAGACGCATCAGATCCCGAAAGGCGAACTATAGCTCCATCAACATCATCAAAAGCTGATATAGAATATGTAGTATTTGTGTCGGTATTCGTAGATGATATTTGTATCTCCGTAGCGCTGACTCGGGT